ACAGTGCACAGGTTTTTGCTTCTCACTTGAGCGCATACCTTTACTTTGTCCGAGTAACATACCTACATTATAAAACGGTATGTACTCAACGGTGTTATCATTGACATTAAATAATTGGCTATTTATGGTACAATATTTGTCATGATAAAAGTTTTTCCCTGGTGATGGGAACAAGCCGGTTGTTGGGATAAAATCCAGCCAACCTTTATATTTTTCTGGGCTCGTTCTAAATAAAATATCATCACCATTTACTAAAACATTCAGGTCTGTAAAGTCATCGACCTCTGGCTGAACACTATGCCAGTATGCACACAAATTTATCATGCATAGAATAGGAAAACTAAGGACGGAACCCATTAACTGCCCATTTTGTTGAAGGGCTGGTTCCAAATCCTCACCGTAACCTGTAGGGTAATGGATCTCATGTTCATAGATCACATTACGAAGAGTATCCAGAAATTTTGTTGTAATATTCTGGTTACCACGAGACATCATTTGATATCTTAATAAGATTCTTTCAAAACACAGTTTGGTCAACTGTATTTTAACATTATCCGTCGCGGCAGAAAAATCGCCGGACGCAAAACCTCCATAAGGAGATCGCTGAACAAGTCTCTCTATATGACCGAAGTCATTAGATCGAGAAATAGGTTCACCAATCAAACTAAATTGGAAGAATCTTTTAAGATAACCATGTATGTCAAGTTGTAAACCCTTTGCGAGAGCGTATTGATAACAATTCGATTTAGTAACATTTCGAATCTTCAATGGCTCACACACAGGATATACTTTAGCAGTACAACGACTACTAACCGATGGTGCGTCCTCAAGTAGATCTGAAAAGGTCGAAGTAACAAAACCACGACGTTCCATCACCCCCTTACGGGGATGGTAATCCATCTTAAGTAACTCATCGTTACTAGTGTGTCCGTTACGTACATGTAAGTACTGTAACTCTGCTTTAGCACCACCCTCAACACCAGGTGCTTCCCAACAGGCAGACGTGGAATACTCATTAACGGTATCCACATTTGTGAATGTAAGACGGTCCAAGATATTATCGAACTTAGCTCGAAAAGAATCAAGGATCTCCATCTCACACGGTTCCGCCGCTTTAATCATAGCGGCTCTGTGCTTATGCAGAGAGGACATAATAAAACTGTCCGGAACGACCTCAGCACAGCGCTTTACCTGCGCTATGCTCCAAAAGAGGTGCTGGTTGATCTTCCGATTACCTGAGACCATACGGTTTCTCAGATATCTACGGATCGAACCAGAAAAAAGAAGCGGGAGCCCACTTGTCCAAAATGACGGTGGCTTTGGTAATATCTCCTGCTTCAAACTCCTCGCGTGCATGTAGGTGGTGGCGTACTTGACTAAATCAATGTACTGCTCATAAGACTCCACCCTTAACAACTCATGCACTACGGAAAACATGGACTGCTGATCAAACTTCGTCAAAAAATCTGACTCATGATCACGCAAGATTTCAATTAGGCCGATTGAAACCTGTAACGCACTAACTATCCATTGTTTTCCAAAAACCTCATAACCTCCATTAACTAGGAGAGTATGAGGGGCCGTATCCACGCGAACCTCTAGCCCTGAGAAGCATTTCACCAACTGATGTTGGATAATGCGACTCGCTGCTGCACTGTGACAGTGCAACAATAGAGATTCACGATCATCATTACGATGACTTAAAGCGTGAGACAAAATATTCAATGTGTTTAAGACACATGCCTGCTCCTTGTGAGCAGAGTTACTATTATG